TCCAACGCCCAGAGGGATGCCCTGTTCGCCCTCATGTCCGTCAATGTGAAGGAGGACGGCGAATACAATGAGGCTTTCCGCAAGAACTTCGGCTCCCTGCTGCTCCGCACCCTCACGCCTGGCGCGAAGGGCGGTGCGTATTCCTTGAAGAAGAAACTCGACAGGGGAGAGCTGGGCGACGGGCGGCTGGACCGCCTCTATAAGGAGTTCGTCGAGAACGGCGGCGTCACCGGCTACACCACCTTGAAGAACAACGAGGAATGGGAGCTGGAACTGCGCAAGTACACGGGCGACCAGAAGAAGGCGATGCAGGCCGTCAAGGGTGCGTTCGAGAAAGTGCAGGCTTTTGGTGAGGCAATCGAGCAGATGACCCGTTTCGCGGCCTACATGACCTCCCGCGAGGGCGGTAAGGACATCAAGGAATCCGTGAACGACGCGAAGGAACTCACGGTGAACTTCAACCGCAAGGGCAGCGGCAAGGCGATCTCGTTCAAGGAGGCCGGCAGACTGCGGACGAAGGACGGCAAGAAGCTCACGCCCCTGCAGAAAGCCTTCGTCGTGGGTGCGTCCTGGCTCCCCGTCTATGGCCGTCGGTTCATCATGTTCTTCAACGCATCTACGCAGGGTCTGAACGCCATGTACCGCCTGTTCAGGAAGAACAAGTCCAAGATGGGACTCTGGACCGCAGGATACCTCGCCCTCGGTGTGGTGCAGGCCCTTCTCCATGCGATGCTGGACGACGATGATGATTATCTCGACATCCCCGACTATGAGCGCAGGAACAACCTCCTGCTGGGCGGTGGCGGCACTTACTTCAAGTGGGCGCTTCCGCAGGAGGCCCGCGTGTTCTACGCCATGGGCGACATGATCGTCAATCACGCCATGGGCCGTGAGCCGCATCGGAGCATCCTTACCGAGGTGCTGGCATCCGCGTCGGATATCGCCCCGCTCAATCCTGCCGGCGGCATCTCCGCGCTCGCCCCGTCCGCGGTCGTCCCCGTCGTCGAGGTGGCCCTGAACAGGGACTACAAGGGGTCCAAGATTTTCAACGACCTCCGCTACCTGTCCGACGAGGAACGCAAACGCACTCCGAAATTCCAGACGGCCTACCAGGGAACGGGCAGGGTGTATGTCCTCCTGTCCCAGTTCGCCAACTGGCTCTCCGGAGGCGACTACGCCGACGCTGGCTGGCTGAACATCAACCCTGCCGCCGTCGAGCATATCCTCCAGGGCGCGACGGGCGGTGCAGGCACGACGCTGGGCAAGTTCTACCGCGGCACCGTCGGACAGGCCCTGGGCGAGGACTTCTCCGTCCGCAACACTCCGTTCCTGTCCCGTATCCTCACCGTGAACGACGAGCGCTACCGCAATGTGCACACCACGGAGCTGTTCGACTACTACAAGGCCGAGGCCGAGCATACGAAGAAGCTCATCAACACCTACCGGAAGAACGGCGACGGCGACAAGCTCGACCGCATCTTCGAGAGCGAGGACTACGAGATCATGAACATCTACGATTCCTACCGCTCGCTGCTCAACTACTTCAACGACGAGCTGAAGGTGACGACCGACAGGAAGGACCGCAAGGCCCTCATGAAGGAGCAGGATGCGGTCCGAAAGGAAATGATTCAGGAAATATCTAACATCAAGTAACCATGCCTATCAAGAGAATACAACTCCGTGGAATCTCCCGCAGGCCCTCCGACCGCATGAACGCGGACGGAGGGTGCGCGGAAAGCCTCAATGTCCACCTCGAAGAAGGGGAGCTCGCGCCGACGCAGGCACCGCAGAATGTGACCGCCAGCTACTGCGACACGGGCGACGAGCCGGACAAGTTCATCTTCATCCACAAGTGGGGGAGCTACGAGCACATGATAGGCATCGACGGACAGGCCGTGGAGTACATGTACACGGGCGGTCCGTCCACCATCCTCACGCTCGGCACCGGCGAGACCCTGTCCGACATCAAGTCCGTCGGCAACACGCTTATTGTCGCATCCAGCGAGAAGCTGTACTATGCCCTCTGGACCGGAACGGAATACAAGTTCATCGGAAACCAGATTCCGATACCGCAGCTCTCCTTCCGCATCGGAAACATGACGAAGATGAGGGTGAACGCGGAGGCGGCCGAGATGGATTTCACCGACCCCGACCTGGAAGATAGCTATTCCGTCTGTTCGGTTTTCTACTCCAACTGGGAAATCCCCGTCCCGTCCGTTCCGCATTCGACGGTAGGGGAGACCGCAAATTATGGCAAGGAGGCCGTCCGGTATGTCTTCGGCTCCAGCGATGACGAGGGATACTGGAATGTGATGCTTGACAGGCTATGGGGCGACATAGACAAGTACCTTCACGAACAGACGCAGTACGGCAAGGCCGTGTTCCCGATGTTCGTCCGCTATGCGGTCCGGCTCTACGACGGAACGGTGTACGCCCAGTCCATTCCCGTCTTGCTGGGCGGCGACATCAGCAAGTTCATTGACATCAGGACATTATTCCTGGTGTGGCACTATAACGATATCACCGATACGCCGAAACTGGCGACCGCACGCCATTATGTGGATGTTGCGGAAGCCTTTTCCGTATATTTGAACAGGGTGAGCGCAAGCACGATATTCGACGACTGGAAGGATATCGTCGAGGGAGTGGATATATTCGTTTCGCCGCAGATGTATCCGGTCCTTCGGAACGCGGCGAAATTCCGCTCGACTTTCGCTCAGGAGTATGTGGACGAGCTTGTCGAGGATGCGCAGGGGCGCGATATGATGTGCCGTCAATTCTACTTCGACAATTTCAGTCTTGATCCATACTACATGGAGGACCGCCAGGAGGAACTGGTCAAGATGTACCAGACGACCTACCTCGTCAAGTCGTTCACCGTGGATGAGCTGAAGGCCCTGTCCGGCGATGTACTGCTTGACGACATCAACCTCTCGTCCGACTGGCTCCTGACGCAGGAGGCCCTTAAGGAGACGCCAGGCAGTATGCACATGACAAAGGCGCTGGACCTTTTCACCTATAACAAGCGTCTCATGCTGGGGCAGGCATCGCAGGAGCTTTTCCACGGGTACGCCTTCCTCCCGTCCGTGAAGTGGGGCGGCACCGCCTCCGGAGCCAGCTATGTGTTCGTCTATCACATCAGGGGCAGCAACGGCGAGTGCATCGTCCGTTCAAGGAATGTGTCCGGAACCGAGGCGATATCCTCGCGGACCAGCTCGGCCCTCGTGGTGGATTCGAGCACGACCAGGGCCGAGAGCCTGTGCGCATGGGTGTCGTATCCGGATGCAAGATGCTATCTTGTGGACATATTCAAGACTTCAGGGAATGCAACGACCAAGGTGTCGCTGCCCATGAATCCGAGCGCGGAGCTCGACATCGCCTACGCCTTCTTCGGGTTCGGCACGGCTCCGTCGTTCGCGTCCACCAGCGACACGCCTGCGACGGAGAAGGCCACCTACGCCTATGACAACAGCCTCCTGATATCCAAGTTCGAGAACCCGTTCGTGTTCGACACGACGGACATCGTGTCCTTCGACGGGAAGGTGATCAGCATGGCGGCCATCACGCATCCGCTCTCTCAGGGGCAGGTGGGCCAGTTCGCCCTGTATGTGTTCACGGACGAGGGCATCGTGTCCCCTGCCATCAGGGACGACGGAGGCTTCGGGGCCATATCGGTCGTCAGCCGCGATGTCCTCCTGTCGAAGACCGCGCTGGTGGCCGTCGAGCAGGGCATCTTCTTCGTGACGAAGAAGGGTGTCATGCTCCTGCAGGGCATGGAGATCACGGACATATCGAAGAACATGGTCGGCTGGCAGTATGTCCTCGACACGGCCCTCAGCGACAAGGTTCCGTCAGCCTGTTCCGGATTCGTCGCGGACAGCACCCCGTTCATGTCGTTCATGGCCAGCTGCCATATAGCCTTTGACTACACTGGCAGGCGGCTCATCTTCTTCAACGCGACGAAGGCGTACCAGTATGTGTACATGTTCGAGACGGAGACCTGGCACAAGATGGCCACGGCCTCCGGTGCGGTCGTCGTGCTGAACAGCTACCCCGACTGCCTCGTCTCCATCGGCGACGGCCTTTACAGGTTCGACACGGTGATAGACAACGCTGCCTATCTCACCGACACCGACACGACCAAGATACGCTCCTGCGTCATCATCACGCGGTCCTTCGACCTCGACGAACCCGATGTGCGCAAGGCCATCAGGAGCATCCGCATCCGCGGAAGGTTCAACCGGAACGATGTGCAGTATCTACTTCTCGGCACCATGGACGGCATGCACTGGAAGCTCCTTCCGTCCCTCCGCGGAGGGTCATACAAGGCGTTCCGCCTGTTCATCCGCGCGTCCCTCGCCCCGACGGAGCGCATATCCTGGGTCGATGTGGACTATGAATCCAGATACGCTACAAAACTGCGATAGTTGGGAAAGATAGACCATGAGGACGGATTGCGGTCAATAATTTAGTGTTAGAAAACTAAAACCTGCTCAATATGAACGAAACGCTTCTCGGCATACTTGCCGCCCTTTTCGGAGGACTGAACATCTTCCAGTTTATCTTTTTCCGCTACACGAAGAAGGAGTATTGGGCCAGGGCGGAACAGGCCGCGATCGAGGCAAAGGACGCGCGGTTTGATTCCCTGCAGAAGCAGATTAACGACATGGAATCGCTCTACAAGCAGCAGGGCGAGGAACTGAGCGCCGTCCGGACGGAACTGCTCAAGGTGACGAAGGAGAAGATGGACAGCGACAGGCGCGTCACCCAGCTGGAGTACGAAAACCAGGCGCTCAAGGAGAAAGTCGATAGACTGGAGCATAAGTTGAACGGTTAAACTATGGCAGACTTCAAGTATTTCTCGCTGAAAGAGCTCTGCGCCTCCGATGTGGCGACGAAGAAGAAGATTGACAACTTCCCTTCGTTCACCATCGTCGCGCACCTGTCGGAGCTCACGGAGAAGATACTGGAACCCCTGCGCATCGCGTGGGGCAGTCCGATAAACTGCTCGTCCGGCTACCGGTGCGACGCCCTGAACAAGGCCGTCGGAGGCGTTTCCACCTCCGCGCACAGGCAGGGGTACGCGGCAGACCTCCAGCCGGCCAACGGGAAGATAGACGAGTTCGGCAAGTTCGTCAAAGACTGGCTCGTCAGGAACAGGATCAAGTTCGACCAGGTCCTTTTCGAGACCAGCGGCAGGACGAAGTGGGTCCATGTCGGCCTGTATTCGTCCACCGGCTCGCAGAGGTGTGAGACCAAGAACCTCGTAGTGAAATGAACGGTTGCATACCATAATCGCGATTAGTGTTTTTTGTTTTAGGTTTAAGAATGTTGTGTGAACGGGGCGGTTGTGAAATCTCCCCGTTTCTTTTATGGAAATGAAGAAACTCATCGAAATACTCCTTTACATCTGGCAGCTTCCGCAGAACATCGTCGGCATCCTTTTCGTGCTCTTTATCCAGCCGGAGGGATGTTTCGAGTTCGACGGCCACGCCCTCTACTATGCCAGCAGGATGCGCGGCGGTATCTCCCTGGGGCGGTACATCATCGTAAGCGACAAATACAAGGACTACACCGGACGGACCGAGGAACACGAACTCGGTCACTCGCTCCAGTCCCAGTACCTCGGGCCGCTCTACCTCCTTGTAATCGGCCTTCCTTCCCTCCTATGGGCGGCGTGGTGGAACAATGGCAGGGGAGTTAGCTACTATTCCTTCTTCACCGAGAAATGGGCCGACAGGCTCGGAAATGTGGAGCGTGACGACAATGAATAGGAAAGCCGGATACATACTCGTCGCATGGTCCGTCCTCCTTGCCGTCGTCATGGCGGCGGTGGGGTACTGGGCAGGCTGGCGCGTCGGCCACGGGTCCGCGTCCGTCCCGGCAGGCAAGCCTGACACCGTGACCGTCACCAGGTGGGTGGCGGCTCCGATCGCGGAACCCGTCGCGAAACCCGTCCTCCCGAAGCTGTATCTCCTGCCCGTGCACGACACGACCGCCGTACACGACACGACGGCGGTGCGCGATTCCGTCCTCGTCGAGGTCCCCATGGAGGAAAGGACCTACACGGGCGAGGACTACCGCGCCACGATTCGGGGATTCCAGCCGGAACTCGTCGATATGTGGGTCCGGCAGAGGGAGACCTTCATCAGCGTCCCGTACCGCAAGCGCTGGTCGCTCACCGTCGGACCGCAGGCCGGGTTCGGACTGACACCGAAAGGGTGGCAGCCGTATCTCGGAGGCGGCATCACCTTCGGGTACAGCTTCTGACGGCCTGCGGTTGGGAAAGATAGACCAAGAAAGGAAGTCCTATTTATGAGATTCGCAACATAAAGTGAACTTTTCTCTATGTTCAAGGCCGAACGACTCATAAGACGAAACGCGACGACCGCCGAGATGGATTCCGTGCGCGTCCGCAAGAAGGAGCTGCGCGTCAAGGGTAAGGATGTCGCCATGCTCAAACGATGCGAGACGGTATGGCAGAACCTCGACGAGTTCCGTCAGCAACGGGCGAGGGCGCATCGTTTCTACGACGGGGACCAGTGGGCCGACACGATCACCGTGAACGGCAAGTCCATGACCTACCGCCAGTACCTCATGTCCACCGGCAATGTCGTAATCCAGACCAACCAGATAAAGAACCGCGTCGATACCATCGCCGGCGTGATGGTGAAGGAGAAGAACGAACCCGTCTGCCACGCCATCGACCGCGACGAGCAGCCGTATGGCGAGATCGTCACGGAGGCGCTGCAGGCCAACTGCGACAAGAACATCATGCCGGAGCTCTACATGAAGTGGCTCCGCGAGCTCTGCATCGGCGGCCTCGCCGCCTCCTACGAATCCTACGACGACAGGCACGGACCGAACCGCAGGCTGGATTCCTGGACGCAGTACATCAACCCGAATCATGTGTTCTTCGACGGGGACGGGGTGGACCCCCGTTTCTGGGACTTCTCCATCGTCGGTCGGTATTTCTACGGCTCGTTCGAGGACATCTGCGCCCAGTTCGCCCGCAGGCCGTCGGACTATGCCGTCCTGAAGGACATCTACGCGAACCAGTCCGTCCCCTTCAAGGAGGAAGAATCGCGCGAGTTCACGGAGCGTTTCGAGGACGACGAAATCCTGTTCATGCGCTCGTCCGACCCCACCAAGTGCTTCGTGTGCGAGGTGTGGACGAAGGAGACCAGGGCGATGATACGGCTGCACGACACCAACGCCGGCACCGAGGAAATCATCGAGGCCGACGACAAGGAGTACCGCAGGCAGGTGAAGGCCGAGAACGAGCGGCGCAGGAAACTGGCCGTCCAGTCCGGCTGGGACGAGAACGATGTGCCTTACATCGTCGGCGACGGCTACGGCAAGGACGAGACGGAGCGCAACGGATTCTTCGTAGATACATACTGGTACTGCCGTTTCCTCGCTCCCGACGGGACCATCCTCTGGGAAGGGGAATCCCCCTACGCGGACCGCTCGCACCCGTTCAACTTCTGCATCTTCTCCTATCTCGACGGCAGGATCGTCGGCTACATGAACGACGCCATCGACCACAATATCGCCATGAACCGCGCGGTCGTCCTGCACGACTGGCTCGTCCGTGCGCAGGCGAAGGGCGTGACGGTCGTGCCGCGCAAGCTCCTGGGCGACAAGCTCACGGAGATTGAGTTCGCGCGTGCCTGGGCCAGCATCGACGACATCGTGTATGTGGACCTCGAACCCGGACAGGAGGGATTGATGCCGAAGCAGTTCAACGGAGTGGCGCAGACCTTCGATGTGAGCGGACTGCTCGCCACCTATTCGCGCCTCATGGACGCAGGCTCCCCCGTCAATGGTGCCCTGCAGGGCAAGACCCCGAACTCCGGCACCTCGGGAACCCTGTACGCCCAGATGAGCGCGAACGCGTCCACGCCCATCGCCGCCCTCATGGAGCAGTTCCACAACTTCGTCCTGTCCGTGCTCAACAAGAAGATGAAGAACATCTGCATGTTCTACGACGCGGACCGGTTCGAGAAGATCGCGGGGCAGATAGACCGCATCTTCGACACGAACAAGCTCAACCTCAACGAGGTCGGCGACCTCGAATACGACCTGCGCATCAAGGAGAGCGCGGACACGCCCGTCTTCCGGGAAATGCAGGAGCAGGACCTTCTCATGTTCCTGGAATCGGGTTTCATCACCTTCGAGGAATACCTGGAGGCCAGCAGCAAGCCGTATGTGGACAAGATTCTGCAGAAACGGCAGGCTCGTCAGGCCGAAATCGAATCAGCGGAGCAGAACGGTGTTCCCGTGGGGGCCGCGCCGGAAGCGGCACTCCAGCCTGGGGCACCGGCTCCTGCCTCTCCCGTGCCATCTTCATAAATCATCTATCCAATACCGAAAGCCTATCTTACAAGACCGGCGAGGCGAAGGCGTTCCCTTACGAACGCCTTCCTTCGTATCGTCCTGTCGCGGGAGGAAAGGCCGTTGTTGCCGAACCGGTCCGCGGTGTGGTAGTAGCATCCGCTCTTTAGCGTGTTCATCGTCAGGAGACGCGCGGCCACGCCGAAGGCCCTTTTCTGCATCTTGAACTGGGCCTTGCTGTATGTGACCAGCCTGTCTGGGTGGAAGGTCTTGGACGCGAGGTAGATGGTGCTCCCCTCCTTAAGGTGCCGTCTCTCCGCGGCCTCCACGCCCTGCCTGAATACGAGCCGGGCATAGAGCGTGACGAAAAGCATGGCCGGCCAGCGGAAAATTCTCTTGAATGTGTTCATGATATGCTTGTCTTTGGTTATAGTCTCGTAAGGCCGAGGTCGTCCCCGTGTATGACGGTTTCGTCCTCCGGCTGGTTCTTCCTTATCCATGAGGGAGCCGGCATCTCCTTGTAGCACACCCACAGGCCGATGGCACGCGACATCACAGCGTCGTCGTGCTTGCCGTGCTCCGCGTCGGTCTTGCCGTGGTCCTCCATGTAGGATGCCATCTGGGCGCAGCACAGGTCGGAAGGCTCGTCCCACAGGTCGTCGCGCAGGCACTCCTTCATGAAGTTGATGATCTTCGGCTTCGTGCTGGGGTTGGTGTGGAACCCCCATTTCTGCCCCGTCCTGTCCTTTATGTTTTCCTCCCCGTTGTGGCGCATGTACAGGTGCGTGTAGATGCCCGAAACGATGTCGAGGATGTACTCGAACGGGTCTATGCCGTTGTTGCGCTCCGCGTTCATGGATTCCATCGTGTTGGATTCGATGACGAGAAGCGCGTCGTTGTACCACCTGGCGACGCGCATGGCATCGTAAGCCTGCGTGTCGGGGTCGGCCTTGTAGTTCATCTCCGCGACCACCCCAGGCTTTCCGTTCAGGCCGAAGTCCTCCATCATCAGGAGCCGGTCTATGACCGTGATGCACGCGGGGTCCGCTCCGTCGCTCGCGCCCCTCCTGGGGTCGAGGATCACTATGTATCGGTTGCTGACGGGCGAATCGTCGGGTTTCTCCCAGATGCGGAGGTTCCCCGTGGAGTTCGGTATGAAGCGTATGTCCTTCAATGCGTCCTGACCCTTCTCCCCCTCGGCGACGAGGTCGCCCACGAAGGCAGGCTCCCTGCATCGCATGGACTTCTCGTGGACGAGGAACGGGTCGAACACATGGTTGCCGGCGGTGAAGAACGCCTGAGCAGGTGTCTCCGGTGCCTCGTTGCACATCTTCGCGAAAGAGAGGCGCAGACGGCGGTAGCGATACCAGTTGATGTGCTCCAGCGTCGAGCCGAGCTCCCACAGCCACCAGTAGTATTTGCCCGTGTCGCGCCACTTGCCGTTTGGCGCGTCCTCGTCCTTGTGGGAGACGAGCCAGTCCACGAACTCGCGCAGGTCGTCTATCTTCCTGTTGTCGAAGATGATGTCCCTGGACGGGACGAAAACCTGCTCGTAGCCGCCCTTCCCGTCGTCGCACGACCTCCATGTTTCGGCGAAGTAGTCGTCGGAGGACTTGGCCGTGGATTCCATCACGCGCATCGAATCCTCGTCGTCGGTCATGCCGCCCTCGATGTCCGCTATGATGTCGTCGGCCTGCTTGTTCGGCGTGTTCGGCCACAGGCCCACCTCGGAGTAGTGCGCACCGGCGATGTCCTTGGATCGGAGCGTGTTCGGCTTCTCCGCGGAACCGATGAAGATATGTCCCTCCAGCACCTGCCTGTTGTTCTGGTCCCTGATGGCGTATTCGTGTCCCGCGCTGTCCGTCGCCACCAGCCGCAGCTCCGTCCCGTCGGGCAGGCCCAGGTCCCATGCCGGATAGTCCTCGATGCTCCGCTTGAGCATGGCGAGGATGGTCTCGGACGCTGACGACACATGCGCGGCTATGGCGAAGGCGTGGAACTCGTTCCACTTGAACAGGAGCCAGCATTGGTAGAAGAAGCAGAAGGTCGAGCCGCCCCACTGGCGGGCCTTCAGTATGATGAGCGATATCGGTAGGCCCTGCGCCCTCATCCTCTCGCACATCGCCAGCACTATCAGCTGGGGAAGGTTCAGCACGAAACGCACCCGTTTCTTCGCTGTCTTGTGCTTGATCCAGATGCAGAAATAGGCCCAGTGAACGAAATCGTGCTTGTGCCGTATCCGTCGTAGCCGTCTCTCCACCTCCAGCCTGTCAGGTGCGCCGTACTTCCATTTCTTTGTGGCTATGTATTCCTCGATGCTACCGGCCTTCCGTATCTCCTTGACGAGCTTGTTCTTCATCATGGACTCCGGCACCCATTGGACTGGTATGGCAAAGTCGGGAATCTCCAGCTTGACCCGTTTCAGACCTGTCAGCTCGGATACGCCTTCGCCGGTCACGGGGTCATACTCTGCCCGCAACCGCTTCCACCGCTTTTCGTTCTCTGCGATGAACTCCCTATAAGTAGCGTCGGAAATCACTTGTCAGGTCGTTATACTTTCGTTTGAGTGCCGCACCGCCCATGCCCAGGACGAAGGCCGCGATGTGCGTCGTCGCGCTGAATCGAGGGACGAGGACGAGGGCGACGGTCACGACGAGGAAGGTAATGACCTCCGGTCGTCTCCACCACCGGTCGGTAATGGCGGGTGTCCGCAGTCCGAGGCAGGCGTACAGGACATTGGAGAACCCTATCACGGGACGGACCGACAGGGGATAGACGAGGACGGCTATGATGAAGGCCGTCGCCAGCTGCGCCGGCGGTGTCCTCCGTCCCGGCCTGAATATCGTCCATGCGGCGAGCGCGTTCACGGCGAGGTGCCACCAGCTCGCGTGGAAGAAGGAGTACAGGAGCGCCCGTTCCCAGTAGGGCCCGTCCTGCATGAACCCCGGGATTCCGAACGCGGCCTGGAGCAGGACGAGGGCCAGTATGACGGCCAGCCTCACCATCCCTTCTCCCTCCTTGTGTTCTCTATCCGCTCCTTCAGCAGCTTCCTCGCCCCGTCGGTCGATATGTAGAACTCCGGCGCAGGCTCGTCCACCAGTATCTCCAGTATGCGCTCCCTCGACAGGTTGTTGCCGGGATGCGTTTCGAGGTAGTGCTGGTAGTTGAACCACAGCCGCCACGCAAGCCTCCGATACGATTCGTGCAGGTTGATGAGCGAAATCTTCGCGTTGATCCTGCCTATCAGCAGGCTGGCACGCTTGGCGGAAATGAAGAAGCAGGGGGCAGGACTGCGGGCGACGATGCGGCCGGCATCATACAGCGATGTGTACCGTCCTTGCTGCAGCCCTTCCTTGTAAACGGAGTACAGGGCATCGGCCTTCTTCCGTTTCAGTTCTGTGTCCCTCATCGGCAGAATCGAATCAGAAGGCGTAGTCCCCTACCGCAAATTTAGGAAAAAGATTGGATTTGTCAATGCGTAATTGGGAAAGATAGACCGTACACACCGCCCGAAGGGGGTATTTTTGAGCGGATTAAGGCAAAGTAACAATTTTACCCCATGGCAAAATCTGATAAAAAAACCAAACCGACCTCGCGCGAGGACCTTCTCTCGAAGGCCCGCGAGTGGTATCCTGACCGCACCTTCCCCGACATCGGAGCGGAGGCAGGAGAAGGAATGTCCGACCTCGACGACGCCATCAAGGAGAAGCTGGAGGACTACGCCACCAGGCAGGCGCAGTACGACGAGAACAATTCCCGTCTTTCCCAGCTCATGATGAGCGACCCTTCCGCTGCGGAGTTCGTCCAGCGCTGGCTGGAGACGGGCGACCCCCGTACCGCCCTCGTCGAGACCTTCGGCGACGACCTCGGCATGACCGAGGAAGGGAAGGCGAACTTCAAGGGCCAGCTCGATGGCTGGCGCGAGCGCAAGAAGGCGAACGACGCACTCAACGCCGAGGCCGAGGCCAACTGGCAGGCATCCCTCGCCGCCCTGGACGAGTGGGGCGACGCGAAGGGCCTCACCATGGAGCAGAAGCGCGATGTGATGATGCGCCTGCTCGCCATCACCTTCAACGGCATGGAGAACAAGTACGGCGCTGAGGACTTCGACCTCGCGCTGAACGCCATCAACCACGACAACGATGTCGCGTCCGCGAGGGCCGAGGGCGAGGTGGCAGGTCGCAACGCCAAGATCGAGGCCGCCCGTCGCGACCGAAGCGCAGCCGTGGCCATGCCTCCGGCACCCCTCGGAGGTCAGGGAGGCACGACGCGCGAGCGCCGTCCGAAGCCTGCGAGCGACAGCCCGTGGGCCGGAATCAAGTAGAACACTCATAAATCTTATCTATATGGGCACTTTCAATTTCCTCAAAACCCACAAGATGAGCGTGCTGTCATCGCTGCTTGTGGTCGCCGCAGCTCTGCTGGGAGCAGACCTCGGTTTTGCAATGGCAGTTGATCCGGTGGAGCTTGCCGACCCTGGCAACCCGTCGGACAATATGAAGAACTATGATGCTTCCACCAACCCGACAGGCCGTCCTGCCGACGAGGCCCTCCAGCCTGACGAGCAGGGAGGCAAGACACAGCTCCAGGGCAAGGCGGCCACCGCCACCGATGTCCGCGACGCCGGCCTCGAAGCGGAGGACTACGACAAGGATGTGGACGAGTTCCGTCAGTTCGCGTTCCCTATCGAGACCTACATCGCCCGTCAGTGCCGACCCGTCAAGGTCAATAGTCCTGTCCACGGCCACTGGCGCACCGGTTCCACCGACCTCGATGCCGTGTTCAACGGAGCTGGTGACACCCCCGGCGATGTCGCCATCACCGCAGGCAGCAACACCAGCAAGACCATCGGCGGCTCCAGCGTCGTCGTGTTCAACTACCAGACCAATGTCCTGAAGCTCCCCGTCGCCTCCTTCGACAATCCGGAGTGCCTTACCGAGTTCTCCACGGTCATCGTGAAGGGCGTGGCCGGCTACAAGAAATCCGACGAGGGCACCGAGGTGGCCGACGGCGAACTGATGCTTTTCGTCCTGGACCACAAGGACAGCAACGACTACATCCAGTTCAAGGTCATCAACCCTCCGTTCAACACCACGGGTTCCGCGACCTCCGTCACCATCACCATGGGTTCCGAGTTCAAGAGCATGGCCACGGCCTGCGCCGAATCCCAGATGCATGTCGCGTCCGAGACCTACCTGCCGGAGAAGTTCGATGTGTTCCTCCAGAAGAAGATCGTCACCTGCGTGATTACCGACGCCCTGGAAGAGCAGATCAAGAAGGTGCCGCACACCAAGCAGAAGATTCTCGCCAACGCCGAGTACAACTTCAAGCGCGAGTGCGCACGCTCCCACTGGAACGGCACGAAGGCCCGTCTCGATGTGTATGTGCCGGAGACCGGCAACCGCGAGTCCGTGTACTTCGAGAACGGCATCCTGCGTCAGCTGAACATGCTGTACACCCTGTCCGGCAATGTCCTGTCCGACGACGACCTCCTGGTCATGTCCACCCTCATGTTCACGGACAACAGCCAGTCCGACGAGGCCACGGTGTTCTGCGGCAAGAAGGCCATGCAGCGCCTCATCAAGCTGGTCAATTCCGCTGACAAGTACAAGGATGTGGGCCGTGTCGAGGTGAACGAGTACGGCATCAAGGTCCGTAACTACCGCGACAACTTCGGCTCCTTCGAGTTCATCTACGACCCGACGCTGAACGACATCGGCTACGAGGAGGCGATGGTCGCCGTGGACCTCCGTCACGCGACCCGTCCGTACATGGTGAACAAGAAGACCACCCAGCGCGACATGTCCAAGACCGCGGAGGCACGCGAGGCCAAGGAGTACAACCTGTGCAAGTACGACTGCGTCGCCCTGAACGGGTTCAACTCCATGCTCGTCCTCCCGGCCAGCACCGCCATCACGCAGGCGAACCTCGGCGGCATCGTCGCCTCCTTCTCCAGCGTCTCGGCCCTGCCTTCCGGCTCCGCGCTCACCGCTGCCGCCAAACTGCTTAAGTATTTCCTCACCGCCGACGATTCCGATTCCGGATTCAAGAAGAACGACATCGTCGAGTGGGACACCGACCTGAACGACTGGGTCAAGTTCCAGGGCATCGTCCGGGCCTAACCATCAACCCTAACCCGTGGGGCGGGCAATCCCGCCCCACTTTTATCTTATCATTCATCTATGCTGAAAACCTATGGTATCCATGGCCAGACGCAGGCCATCCTCAATTTCCCCATCAATGACGGCAAGGCGTGGTTCAAGGCCGAGTTCGGTCGCGGACGCATCGGTGCCGGACCGCAGAACAGGCCCTGCACCTTCACGACGGCCAACCCCGTCATCCAGGGAATCATCGAGGCAAGCGCCGAGTTCGGCCATCTTATCAAGATCGTCCGCGTGACGGAAGACAGCGATGCAAAGAAAGCAGCAGCCCATGTAGAAGCCCCTGCACTCGCCGCTCATCCGGAGATCACCAGCAAAGAGGATGCGGTAGCCTTCTGCAAGGCCAACGGCGCGAAGGCTGTCCAACTCAAGGACGATGAATCCATCAAGAAGTACGCCGCCAAAATCGGCGTTTCCTTCCCGAATCTCTACGACTGATGCTCACGCTCTCCACCTCCGACGCAATCGTCCTCGTCAGGAAGAACCTGGACGAGGCCGACCCCAACGGGTCGATAATGTACGACAACGAGAACGGGTCCTCCGCTAACTACGGGGACAACAACTCGATGGACGACATCATCAAGAAGTGCCTGCCCGAAGCCATCAACATCGTGCAGCTCGCGGCTCCCGTTACCATGCTGGAGGGGGTGGAGGTGACATCTTTCACGGGAACTTCCCTGACGGCAAGGACGCTGGGGAAGGTCCTTTCCTTCACGCCAGCGAGCGTGAGCGACTACCTCCGTCTCGTCGCTTTCAAGGCCGCAGATTCCGACATCGTCGTCACCGACGCGATACCGGAGGCATCGGCAGAGGGACGGAAACAACACAACCCCTATGTGATGGGGACTTACGACAGGCCGAGGCTGGTCATCCTCCAGGGTGACCATACCACCGGCCCGTCGTTCAGGTATTACTCGATGAAGCCGACCTTCTCGGCGGAAAACCTCGGTAGTGCCATCGACAAGTTTCTGTATGTCCGGCAGAACACCTACGCTGCTGCGACTACATCCTACTCGTTCTCCCGCCTCCTGCGGCAGAATGTGATAGACCAGCTGACCGCCATGGTCCTGCAGATTTACAACGACCAGAGGGCGCAGTCCTTCCTTCAACGCGCAAACATCTTCCAATAATATATGAAGCACTTCGTAAACAGGGGTAGCACCATCCAGCTCAACTGGACGCTGCACAGCATATCCGGCCAGGAGTTCGCCCTGACCGGACACACCTACAGGCTCTTTTTCGCCACGGGGAACCAGAGCGCACTGGCTACCGGTGTCACCCACTCCGGCAATGTGTTGAGCTGGACCTTCACGCCGACCAGCCAGTGGAAGCTGGGGAGCTACACCATCTGGCTCGAAGTGTACAACAACGGGACGAAGGTCATTACCGTCGCCTATCCCGACGCGTTCCACCTCGTCCATGAGCTCGCCAGCGACGGGACCACGCAGACCGGAACCCAGACGGAATCGACGACGCTCAACCTCGTCTCGTCCTGCGACTTCTACCGCTTTGCCCCCGTCGTCCCCGTGGCCGGCGAGGACGGCTACTGGTATGTGAACGGAGTGAAGGCCGTGGACGGGAACGGCGAATATATCCTTACCTCCCATACCCTCGAATACGACGAGCAGACGCGGAACCTCATCATCGACAGGGGCCGCGTGGATTCCGAGGGCAACAGCATCGAGCAGGTCATTACCGCCCTTGCTGACCTCGACAGCTACTATCAGGCCGCAGAAGGCTCTGCGGCTGGAAGTGAGGCCGGCGACGGCTCCAGATGGGGAGAATACAAGAGTGCGGAGGCCGCCCGCGATACTGCCGCGCAGAACGCTGAAACGGAACGCCAGACGGCGGCCAGCAACGCAGAAGGCACGAAGAACGGAAGCGAGGCCGGGGACGGCTCCCGCTGGGGCCAGTTCAAGAGTGCGGAATCTGCGAGGAACGAGGCAAGCGAAACGGCGGAAGGCTCCGCGGCTGGCAGTGAGGCCGGTGATGGCTCTCGCTGGGGTGCGTTCAAGACTGCGGAGGCCGCCCGTAACCAAGCGTCTCAGCAAAGCGCGTCTGCGGCAACTGCCGCCGCAGGCAGCGCGAACACGGCGGCACAAAGGGCGAATGCCGCCGCGGCGGCAGCGGAGCACATGGTCGAAATCCAGAGAGGTCCGGCAGGTATCGCCCCTATCATCGGCGACAACGGGAACTGGTGGATTTGGGACAATGATGAAGGGGACTATGTGGACACGCTTCTCCCTGCGCGTGGTACTGACGGAAACGATGGCGTCGGATTCAACAGCGTCCATACGCCCGTCGTCGTGGACGGCACCGTCATTATCACCCTCTCCAACGGGGACACTATGACCCTCGACCTCAATCACGACCACCTCGCCTATCCGAAGTATCATCTTTGTGCAGACGAGACCGAGTACCAGGGTATCACCACAAAGGATTCCGCAACACTTTACTTAATTCCCGAATCGTAATGTCCTACCTCGGTACAACAAAAATCGGCAAGATGTTCCTCGGTACGGTGGAGATTGCAAAGGCGTACCTGGGTGACGATCTTGTTTTCCAGAACGGGCCGGTTCTACCCGATGGCCCAGTGGATTGGATTGAGACGGACGGTGTGGCGTTTATAGATACCGGAATCGTTGGAGCCTGGCCAAAATCTTGCGAAGTGAAGGCCTTGTTCATAGACACAGACTTTGCCGTTTTACTCGGCGCTCGCAAGGCAAATGAGGGGCAGCGATTTCAGCCGATTATGAGTAATAATAATCGTGTTGACTTTGGAATAGTAAACTCGTATTATTCGGGCGTGAGCATAGAGGCGTCCATAACCAACCAAACCCCGGTCTATGTTAGGGCGATGGCGAAGAACTCGGCCGGTTCTTTTATCGAAGCAAAACAAGACGGAGAGAGCGGCTATACACGAAAAACCTATGACGCCTATCCAGGTGGTTCAAACCCCTCAACGGGGCTGAACCTATTCTTGTTCGCAAACAACTACGGAGGCGTGGCGGCGAACATACAGCCCGCCGGCACCCGGCTGTACTACTGCAAGATTTACAGCGATGTTTCCTTCAGCACACTTGTTTTCGACGGCACCCCTTGTCGTTATAGGGGGAAGTACGGATTGTGGGATAGTGTCTCGGATTCTTTCTTCGGAAACGCCGCAGGAAGCGGTGCATTTACAGGGCCTTCACCTTCTAACGAATAAATATCATGGCAAACAAAACAGTATATCCTTTTGGAACCGCCGGCACTCTCCCGTCTGGCTATCCAGTAATCAACGACTTCATTACCGGCGGTGCAGACAAGGCGTTCTCCGCGGAGATGGGAAAGGAGGTCGGGAAAATCCTCGGCGAGTACAAGGTCATAGAATCGGCTTTCCCTGGATTCTCCTCATATAAGGACGGCTACCAGATTAAGGCCGACAGCACCCAGATCGGCAAGGACATCGACGATGTTTCGACTTATGCGGAGGCGTCTTGTCGTAACATTAAGATCCCCGTGACTGGCGTGGCAAGGGCGGTTTTCCGTCAGTATGGCTCCGGCTATAATTACGGAAGTCTCGTAATTGACGAGAACGATGTTGTCTTGGCCGGGATAGTATCGACAGTTTCCGGCTCCGCTGAAGTGTCGGTAAATTTGCCCGCAGGTTCTGCTTATCTTGTCTTCTCCTATTATAGCGGAGCTTATGACAAGACAGTCACGCTCTATGCGGCGGACGGTCTTATCCCGGCTGTCAAGGAGTTGTCCGCAAGAAGTGAATCCGGCGCATTGACCGCGAAGTCTCCGTCCATGATTGTCGGCAAGATTGACGAGGGTGGCGATGTTGTGGCGAACACTTCCTATGTCACCACCGAGGCAATCTTCGGCGATTTCTCCCTGGGTCTTGCCGAAGGATGGCGTGTTTATGAGGGCCACCTGTACGACAGGGACGGAAAACTTGTTTCTTATCAGCACATCCACCCGGATGTATCTCACTCCGGGGCGAGGGGTACCTGGTCGGATCGAAAGTTCATGGCCATCGGCAACTCCGTCCCGGAATACGGGATTCGCCTCACGCTCTGCAAGTCCGACCAGGGTGCGATAGCGGAGGGCGATCAGCCCGTCACGAACTTCGTCCTGCTGTCCGATTCCGGCCTTCATCGGTGGATTCCGAATGACCTGCCGAACTACGATGTCGCGCTCCGCAGGATTGATTACTTCCAGCACCTTCGTTATACGCCCCTTGCAAAAGTTCCCGACGGGTACCCTGCATCTGGCCAGACTACGAATGCGGCGAACACCTATTTCTTCTTCCCTGGTCGGTTGGCGGTCAGCGTCCCTTATTCGGATGTCGCCGAGACGAGGACTTATGTCCCGAACAATGTCTCGCTCCGCACTTTCCTGACCGCCGCGCTGAATAAGCGCTCGCTCCTCTATACGGAAGAACTCGCCACCAACACATCGAAGTACGGAAAGTCCTACAAGACGGGAAACCGCCGGGCCTATTACGGTCTGGTCTGCTGTGGCTTTACTGCGTGGGTAATGGGAATTGACACGATGTACCTCTCCGGCCAATACGGAGCGGACAACATTCCCGGCCTCTCCGCTGTGACCTACAACAGCGTCGATGACCTGCGTCCGCTTGACCTTATTTGGAACGACGGCCACATCTCCATCGTCTCCGACATCTGGAAGGACGAGTTCGGAAAGGTCAAGTACATTGTATGGGCGGAGATGTCCACGCCCTATACTTATCGCACCCCGTACACCCCGGAGCAGTTCAACCAGAGAATAACCGACCGGTCCGCCACGATCCATCGCTGGGACGGCTGGGCGAACCTCGCCGAGCCGGAGGCGTCGGAGTACAGCCAGTACATCCTGGGGCAGACGAGGAAGGAGCCGAAGTGGAGCGGGGACATCATGTGCTTCGCTGGCGACTACGCGGCGTTCGTCGAGGGAGACATCATCTACCTCAATGCCAGGCGCAACTCCGTCTATACGGGCGTGGAACTCTACAAGGACGATGTGCTTCTCCAGACCATCGACATCACGGGGCTGGACGCAGACACCATCGTCACGCCGAATGACGAGGACTGGGTGAAGGTGAACCTCACCACGCTCAACCTCACCTATGGCAAGTACAAGGCCCGGCTCACCGACGGGACGAACACGACCGACTACACCTATTTTGAGGTCATAGACATTACCTTCTCCGCGACGAAGATCAACTCCAGCTCGATCTCGGTTTCCGTTTCGAGCAATTCCGGCGTACCCGTCTCGATTGAGAAGGTCAAGGACAACGGATTCCCTTCCTCGCCGAACGGCTCTTTCCACGCCATCACGGGCGAGGAAGTCGAAGCCGGGACTTTCACCCTCGGCTGGTCGTACAGCAGCACCTACAAGTACCTTATGCTGCTCGTCCGTGGCGACTATGGTACTGTCCCGAAGAAGATTGCATTCCCGACAGAGTAGTCACTTTCGGCCCTAATTGACTGACTTATGAAAGAAATCGAAGAATAGATTTATGGGAACGCCGAAAGCCGCGGGTGTACGGCGCGGTGAGTAGGCTTCCCTAAACTTATAGGTTAAGTGAACCTCTGACGAGGGAATAAAAACGCCCTCGGACATATTTGTAAAGAGTTCCACCTACATTTACATCGTTACCTTCCGGTACAGGCCGAGGGCGTAAGAGCCTTCCTGTGCTGGAGGGTAAGGTTTATGTAGATGGAACAAATACAAATATAGTCATTATGTCCGAAGAATCAAATATTTGTAGGGAAATCGTATTGGAGTTCCTGGACTATCTGCGCTACAAGGTCGAGAACGGGAAGCTGACGATGAGGGAGACGGAATCCATGGCGAAAACCCTCGAATCCGGCCTCGAACTTCAGGGCACCGTCGAGGACTTCTCCCGTTTCTACGGGCAGTCCCGCACCAATGTATCTTCGGTCATTAACAGGAGGCTTTTCGGCAAGCCTGTACGAAGGGTGTACTATTCGTTCAACGCCTTCCGAAAGGTCGTGCCTGAAAGGTGGAAAGGTCACGGCAAACCGGCTGACAATCAGCGGACGACCGGAAATGCGTGACATAATTCCATACCTTGTCGCGACTGGCGACATTTGCCATTACAATAACCATTAAATCTTATTCGTTATGGCAGAATCTACTGTAGTTTACACTCCCGAAAACAACGGTGGCAGTGTACCCGCCTGGCTCGCCTACGGCAACAACGGCCTGTTCGGTGGTAACAACGGCTGGGGCGGTGGAATCCTCGGATTCCTGCTCGGCCTTTTCTTCGGCAACGGCTGGGGCGGTTTCGGCGGTTTCGGCGGCGGCAACGCCGGCGGTGCCGGATTCCTCTCCAACCAGATCAACAACGACAGCGGTCGTGAACTCCTGATGAACGCCATCACCTCGCAGGGCGAGGCTGGCCGCGCAGCGACGCAGAACCTCGCCACGATGCTCGGCCAGGACTACAATCAGGTGAGCGCCGCCATCGCCACGCTCCAGAGCGGTCTCTCCACGCTTGCGCTCCAGCAGGCCGTATCCGTCCCGCAGATCATCAACTCCATCCAGTCCGGCAACTCGGCCCTTGCGTCCCAGCTGTGTCAGTGCTGCTGCGAAAACAAGCTGCTCGTCACCTCCCAGGGGTACGAGAATCAGATTGCCACGCTCAACCAGACCAACCAGCTCGGCTCCCAGGCCGACCGGAACACCCGCGCAATCACGGATGCCATCAACGCCCAGACCGTCGCCATGAACGACCAGTTCTGCGCCGCGAAGGAGCGCGACCTGCAGTCCAAGATTGACACGCAGGCCGACATCATCACCCAGCTGCGGAACCAGATCAGCAACGACAAGCAGACCGAGGCTTTCACAGCCGCGTTCAACGCGCTGAACCAGAAGGTGACCGAACTGGCCGCCCGTCAGCCGAACACGGTTCCCGTGACATGGCCCAACCTTGCCGCGGTGAACACCACTCCGTATGTGAGCGGTGGCTACTATCAGGGCGGTTTCAACGGCATCTACGGGGCCGGCGTGAACGGATTCGGTTTCTAAATCGGAGGACGGGACCATGTTCGGATACATGAATGTCAATACGAATGTGAATGGCGTTCCGTATCTCCGCACCAGCCAGGTCTCCGTGGGAACGGAAGCCGTGGACTTCGCCCTCGGTTTCCGTAGGATTTCCCCCGTGGGTTATCTCGCGGTGAACATCGCGAACGCCATCCCCGCCGATGCGACCGGAACCCTGCCTGTCCGCTTCACGCTGAACGGCAGCACCCGTGCGCTGACCTTCTTCGGCGGTACAGCCGTCACAGCGGCTGACCTTGCCGGAACAGGAGTTATCACGGTCTTTCACGACTGGTATAACGGAATCCTGCAACTCGTTTCGCCCCTCGCGCCTGCGACGGCGTAGGGATTCAATCAACAATCAAACTCAATCATCATGTTCCAAGGATTATCGCAGGGGGCCACGCTCTACATACTCTACAAGAACGAACCCCGAATGGAGAAGGGTCGCGTAATCTCCGTCAATACGCACCTTCCGCAGTTCAACCCCAGCCAGCCACAGGCGATGTTCGGTGGCATGGTAACTGACCTGAATGTTGCCGTCGGCAACGAGACGATCCCGTTCGCCGGCCTTCCGGCCACGGCCTCGGTAGCAAACTTCCCCGACAGGGGCATGTTCGTCAGCGAGGACCAGGGAATGGTCGTGAACGAACTCACCGCCATGCGCGACAACAGTCAGCGTGTCGTGGACAGTTACGAAGCTCACCGTGCGCTCCGTGACAAGTGCGATGCTCTGCTGCTCTCCCTTAATCCGGAGAAGCAGAAGGAAATGCAGAACGCCAAGGATATGGCAGAACTGAAAGGGGAGTTCGCCGAGATGAAGCGCATGCTCTCTGCGGTCCTCGGAACCAAACCAAAGGAGGAATAACAATGGGTATCATTCATATCATGGAACGCGGCGGCGACGACCTCCGCGAGTACAAGAAGGCCGTCAAGATGGCGAAGGAGGCAATCGAGACCATCTGCGAGCTGACCGAGGAAATGGAGGACCAGTACGGCGAGCGTGGCGGCTCCCACATGCGGGGAAGCTACCGCCGCCGTGACGAGATGTCCGACCTCGACGAGCGCCGTGGCCGTGACTGGCGTGGCCGTTACATGTAGCAACCAGGGGCGGGTCACACCGCCCCATATCTGAAATGCCATGGATAGACTTGACTACTACGACATCCGTCCTGCCGGCATGGACGCGTACCTCTCGAACTACGGCAGGCACATATCCAAGCCGATGTACCTGTGGGCCGTGTCGATGATGCGCGACAGGGACGGGAAAAGGGCGAAACCCGTCGAGAAGGACGAGCTTAAGAAGATGCTCGAAGAATACGGTGCCGTCGTGAAGAACGACAGGGCCTACGATGTCCCGTATGTTTACATGATGGCAAGGATGGACTACTACGGCTCGTCCATCACTGACGAGGCGCACCTCGCCCTTTTCGTGCATGACTACCTGGACGATCCGGACGGCTCGGATACGAGGGCCTTCGACGAGCTCTACATCAAGACCGTCGCGCTCGGCATCCCGATTGACTGGGAGGATGTGATCTGATGATTCACCGCGTCCTCATCATCGGTCGCTGGATGGTGGACTTCCTTTTCTGCAGGGGAAGGTTCGACAGGGACGGAGTGCTGGCGTGCATGCGCGACTGCGGCGCGTCGGATTTCGCCATGGGACAGGCCGACGACCTCATGGGAACATGCGACCGCAACTGCGGCCTCACCTTCGCCAATCCTGACAGGAAACGCGCGGTCGTCGTCGTCGGTCCCACCACCAGCGGAGCGGAGTTCACGGACACGCTCGTCCATGAGGTCCACCACCTCGCCGTGGCGATAGCGTCGGACCTCGGGATAGACCTCGAAGGGGAGACACCGGCCTATGTAGCCGGCGATGCCGCCCGTGACCTCGCCGATGTAATCTGCGAGCTGGGTTGCAGGCATTGTCATTGATGCCAGTCCAGGAGGGCGAGGACCTTCCTGTTCGCCTCCCACAGCACGGACCAGTCCTTGCGTATGTAGATGTTCGTCATCTTCATGCTCTGGTCCGCATGGCACAGGCAGTCATTGACGATTCCCTCGTTTATGCCGATGTTGTAGGCCGTCGTCGCCCAGGTGTGCCTTGCGCCGTAGAAGTCCAGCTCCCCGTCGGGTATGCCGACCCTCGCCCTGTATTTCTTCAACCCCTTCGCCAGGGCCCATGTGAACTGCTTGAAGTTTCCGTGAAACCGATGGAAGGTGAAAGCGTGCGCCCCGTCGTCCTCGGCCCAGTCCTCATATATCTTCATGACGCACGGCTCGATGCGCACATGCATTTCGGCCCTGTCCGGCCTGTGGTCGCGCGTCTTCTGCCTGTTATAGACGATCACCCCCTTCTTCGGAGGCCTGCAGTCCAGCAGGTCGGGCGCGTTCATGCCCATCAGGGCGAACGACAGGAGGAAGGCATCGACGGCCCTACGCTCCCTTCCCTCCAGCTCCGTCCGCATGTCTATCATCTGCTGGACCAGCGACAGGTCAATGTCCCTGTGCGCGGCAGCCATCAGTTGCTTGGGCGGCGTGTAGAACTCGAACGGGTTCCGGATCACCAGCTCGCCGGCCTCGTCGTTGTTGTACTTCTTCCGCGCGAGCGAGTGCACATGCCTGACTGCCGCCGTGTACATGGTGACGGCCCTGGCACCCCTGCCGTGTCTCTTTTCGAGGTACGATTCGTATTCGCGCATGAGACGGGATGTCACCTTTGAGATGTCGAGCGTATCCACGCCGAGGAAACGCTTGAAGGCACGCAGGGCGATCATGTAGTTCTCCCTGCTGCCCTTCGGCTTGTCGGCCACGGCATCGGGCCAGAAGGCGAGGAAGTCCAGGCGGAACTCCCCGTTAATCCGTCTGCCGATGTGCGCCATGATGTCGCCGACCTCCATCTGCTCCAGGGCGTACATGTCGAGGTCGCTCACGGCCTCCCTCATCCTCGTCTCCAGCAGGAGCAGTCGGTTTTTCAGTTCGGGGTCCTTCACCGCGAGCTTCTTCGTGAGCTGGGACGGCGATGCGACCTCGCTGGTGGTTATGTACCTGGATTTCTGCTTGAAGGTCACGCGCATCCTGACGGAATAGTTCCCGTCCTGACGCTTGTACTGGGAGTATATGACTGGTGCAAAGGTAATCCGTGCCATGTCAAAGTACAACTATAATACAACTTTTGAACTTATTCGTACACATTTTCCGTGCACAAGTGCAGGGGATTGTCTTGCTGCCGTTCTCATAACTCGCTGAAAATCGGCCTTGTACGGGTGGGGGGACTCGAACCCCCACGGCTTGCGCCACCAGATCCTAAGTCTGAAATGCCATCCCCTGCAATCGTCTTGGCGACAGCGACTTAAGCCTTCGCTCCGTTCGGTAGAATACAACTATAATACAACTTCCGACGCGTCCGCGTCCGGAACTCACTTCTTCGCGAGGTCCTTTATCATCTCCCAGTAGGCGGCCTTCTCCGCCTTCAGTTCCTCGACCTGCGCCTTCAGCATCTCGTTCTCCTTGACGAGCGAGGCCATGTCGGTAGCGGATTCGGTCGGCGTGTCGGTCGGACCCGTCAGGCGTGCGATATCCCTGTCGTCGGATGTCACGAATTCATCCGCAGGGACGGACCAGTTCTTTCCGCTCAATATCGCATCGAGCATGGTGTCCGGAATCGGTGCGCCGGATTCAACCTTGGATATGAAGCTCTGCGTCACTCCCAGGGAATCGGCGAGGGCAAGCTGGCTCAATTTGTTTGCCTTCCTGAACCTCTTAAGGTCGAACCATTTCAATTCCTTCATAAAAAATTCCAAAAAATTACCGAATATTCTTGGATATTCCGAAAATATTACTCATATTTGCCCTCGAAAGGTTATATTATGACCTATCAAACCATTTGATGCAAACCACGAACTGGCAAAAGTAGGAATAATATTTCGGACATGCAAGAGAATAACACTGATGCGAGGACCTTCTCCCAGATTTGGGGAGACCTCACGCAAGACCAAAAGAGCGAGCTGTCCACCAGGCTCTACATAGCGAAGTGCTGCACCACTCCGCAGACGATCTGGAACTGGGGGACCGGCAGGACGCGCCCCTCTCCCCTCGTGCGGAAGGAGGCGGCGGCGGTCGTGGGCCGTTTCCTCGGCTCGCGCGTATTCGGAGAAACCCTTTTCCCTTCCAGGTGATGCAGACCGTCCGGGAACTGATGGAGCAGGCCGAGACGCTCTCCAACCTCGTCGCGGACGCGATACTGAAACGGACCGCGCCCGTGAAGGACGACATGTCGGAGAGGGAGGCGAGGAAGGCTTACGGGACACGCTGGCTGAAGGCCATGAAGGAGAAGGGACTGGCCGACGCGCACAGGATAGGGGGCAGGTGGATATACTCGCGGCACCAGCTTGACTGCCTCCGTGCCGCCGAACGGGAACACGCGCGGCTGATACTACGGGACACTGAAAGATAATACCAACACCTAATAACGATTCAACATGGAAAAAATCAACAAGAACGCCGTCGTGGGAGACAAGGTACGCTCCTACGCGCTCCGGGCCCTCGACGAGGAAGCCTACGACATCGACAACGGGGACTGCACCCACGCAGAGATCGCCGAGGCGGTCGTCAGCGTCGCCATGGCCCTCGTCGGTCGCGGACTGAACAGGGACCTTGTGGTGGCACCGACCTCCGTCTCCGTCGTGGCCCTCGGTTACAACTGGAAGGCAAAGAGCGGAAGGACGCAGTCTTGGGTCAGCTGTTCCGGCACGGGCTCCACCGGTATCGGACGCAGCGTGTGCCCCATCATTTCCGACCCCCTCGACATCGACTACGACGAGGTAAAGACGCTCGTCGAGATGATGAACGAGGCTTGGTTCCTCATGCTCGACGCGCAGGAACACTATGACATGTGACGCCATGAAGAAGATGATCGTCTCCGTCGTGGCCTGCTCCGCGCTCATGCTGGGCGCGTTCTGGGCGTGGGCCGCCTACCGCGACATCCTTGCCGCGCTGCTCCTTATCCTCTCACTCGTCCCTTCCTGCCTTTTCGAGGAAGGCCGTCAGGAACACATCGACATCAAGAACAATACGCTATGAGCAATCAGACGAGAAACACCAGGCCCGTCCCCGTGGATTCAGGGGACCGTGACGACGACTTCGCCCGTGCGATGGAGCTGTTGAGGGAGGACGAGGCGATGGAGAAATACTACGAGGCCAAAGACGCTAAACTGGCGGGGAAGCCATGTTGAACTGGACTTCATATCAGTTGGTGTTAGTCCCTTGGGGCGGTTCCCGCCGCCGCCCCTTTTAACACGAACATTACACAACATTCAAAACACTAATCAGTCATGGATAACAACAACACGAAGCAGGAAACGCGACCGGTCTTTCAGGCACCGGTGTCGCAGAGGGACGAGACATCGAACCTCAAGAAGTTCAACCGCACATTGATGAATGTGGACATGCAGAACTATCTGGCGACCGTCCTCGGCTCCCGGAAGGAGCAGTTCATAAACAACCTGCTCGCCGTCGTCGGCAACGATGTGAAGCTCCAGGCATGTACGCCGACCTCCCTCATCTACGCCGCGACCAAGGCCACCGCGCTCGGACTTCCGCTTGATCCGAACCTCGGATTCGCCTACATCATCCCGTACAAGAACACCAAGAAGGTGAAGGAACTCCAGCTCATCGCCCAAAAGAGCGGAGACAAGCCGGTCGAACAGGAAGTGACCGTCTCCGTCAAGGTGCAGGAGGCCCAGTTCCAGATCGGCTGGAAGGGATTCGTCCAGCTCGCCCAGCGCACCGGCTCCTTCGAGTTCATCAACGCCGGTCCCGTCTTTGACGGGGAGCTCATCGGAATAGACAAGAAGTCCGGAGAGCCGAATCTTGACGGCAGGAAGGCATCGGACACCGTAATCGGCTACTTCGCGTACTTCAAGCTCCTTAACGGGTTCCAAAAGACGCTCTACATGCCCGTCGAGGAAGTGAGGAAGCACGCTACGAAGTATTCGCAGACCTTCTCGTCCAACCTCGACTACATCCGGAGCTCGTCCAAGTGGACGACCGACTTCGAGGCCATGGCCACCAAGACCGTCATCAAGCAGCTCCTGTCGAAGTATGCGCCACTCTCCACTGACGCGCAGACCGTCGCCCAGCTCAAGGAGGCCATCCGCGCCGACCAGGGCGTTATCGACGACCAGGGGAATCCCGACTATGTGGACGGCACCACCGACGAGCACCAGACCGAAGTGGCCGTCGCGGAGAGGAAGGACGACATGCGCAAGAGTGATACCGAAGCTCCCGTGCTGTTATGAACAGGTATGCGTCATATACCAAGGAGCAGCTGGAGGAACACTTCTCCAACTACCTCATAGACAGCTGGAGCTATTCGGCTGTGTCCTGCTTCGCGCGTAACGAGAAGGCGTTCGAGATGCAGTACATCTACCGCGAGAAGGACACTCGGAGCATTTCCTCCATAGCCGGCAACGCCTATCACGCGGCCCTTAAGGAGTTCTTCGCAGGCTATACCGACGACGAATCCAGTCCGTCGGTCGTGAACCTCACCGCGTGGGCCTACGAGTACCTGGACGACATCGGTGCGAACGAGTGGCGGCTGACCGACAAGTTCCCCACCGTCGAGCAGGCGAAGGCCGAGGCGACGCGGATAGTGAACAATCTCCTGGAATCCTTCGTCTCGGAGCTCTCCACCTACACGGAGCAGATCGACCGCGTCCTCGGAGTGGAGGAAAGGTGCGATGTGTGGGTCACGGTGAACGGAGTGGACATACCCCTTCCCCTGCACGCGATCGTGGACCTCGCCGTCCTCCTGAAGGACGGGAGCGTCGCCATCATCGACCACAAGAGCAAGGGGTCGTACACCGACGAGAAGGAGCTTTCCCTCGTCCACGGCCAGCAGGCCATCACCTATGTCAAGGCGTGGGAGGAACGGCACCCGGGACAGGTCGTGTCGCAGGTGTGGTTCATCGAGAACAAGACCTCGCGCAACAAGGACGGCAGCGCCCAGATGCGCAGGCATGTGTTCACGATGGACGCGGACAGCCGGAGGCTTTTCGAGGCCCTGCTGTACGAACCCCTGCGCAGGATGCTGGAGGCCGTCGCCGACCCCGACTACATCTACACAATCAACCCGTCCGACAACTTCGTGGACATGGCCGTCCTGTACGACTTCTGGGCGCGGACGCAGATTTCCGAGGTGGAGGACTTCGATAACATCCCCTCCGCGAAGAAGGACCTCCTTGCGAAGCGGCAGCGCAAGATAAAGGATTCCTCCGTCGGGTCCATCGCCCCGAAGGTGATCACGAACTTCCGGAAGAACGCCGCCTCATTCATAACGCTTGACTACGCACACTCCAACATGACAAACGAGCAGAAAATAGAACACCTGATGCGCACCTACAACATACAGGTACAGGTCGCGCACAAGATAGAGGGATTCTCCTGCGACACCTACCTCTGCGAGGTCGCGCCGGGCGTGGAACTCCTTTCCATCTTCCGTCACTCCCTCGACATAGCCAACGCCCTCGATGTGCCGCGCGTGCGTCTGCAGGGCGAGCCGCTGGTGATGTACCAGGGCAAGTCCTACCTCGCCGTCGAGGTGAACAAGAAGCGCACGGAGGACCTTCCGTGGGACGCGAAGTACCTGGAGGGCCGCAGGATTCCCCTCGGCCTCGACAACTACCGGAACACGGTCGTATGGAACCTCGACAACAACACAACGCCCCATGTGCTGGTCTGCGGCGCGACCGGCTCCGGCAAGTCCGTCTGTCTGACGAACATCCTTTTCTACGCGGTGGAGGCTGGCGTGACCGACATCACGATCCTGGACCCCAAGTTCGAGTACGCCTTCGCGAACCTTCCCTCCTGCGTGCGCGTCCTCTCCGACATATCCGACATCGAGAAGGCCCTGGCCGACATGGTGCGCGACATGAACGAGCGCGTGCGCAACCGCATGAAGCACCTCACCCTCGTCATCTTCGACGAGTTCGCGGACGCAGCCGACCAGATGCGGACCGGCAAGGACCTCGACATCAGGGACGACGACGGCAAGGTGGTGGGACACGAGAAGTCCCTGCTGGAGAACTTCAAGATGCTCCTGCAGAAGGGGCGCTCCGCAGGTTTCCGTTTCGTGGCCGCCACCCAGCGTGCGTCCGTCAAGACCATACCGGGCGACATCAAGGTCAATCTCCCCGTGCAGGTGTGCTTCCGCGTGCCGAAGGGCCTCGACAGCAAGGTGGTCATAGACACCGAGGGCGCGGAGACGCTCGCAGGTGCCGGAGACGGCCTGATCCACTCGCCCGAATACAACGACGGCCTCGTCCGTTTCCAGGCTTTCTACCGTCCGTTATAAAGCACTCGCGCCGTGGAAGCAGAAGGTTGGATAAAGCTGCACAGGAAGTTCCTCAACTGGGAATGGAGTGACACCCCGGAGATGGTGGCGTTCTTCGTCCACCTTCTCCTGGGGGCCAACCATGACGCGAGGAAATGGCACGGAATCGTGGTCGAGCGCGGGCAGGTAGTCACCTCGATCGAAAGGCTCGCCAAGCTGACCGGCCTTTCAGTGAGACAGGTGAGGACATGTCTGTCACGCATGGAGCAAACTGGCGAAATCGACAAGGAAACGACAAGCCACTATACGCTCATAACTATCTCTAACTATGAGAGATACCAAGTGGACGGAGTGGGCGAGCGACAAGCAACCGACAATCAGCCGACAAACGAGCGACAAGCAACCGACAATCAAACGACAACAAACAAGAATAATAAGAATGAAAGAAATAATAATACTCTACCTAATGGTGGGTGGCGTTTTCTTTCGTCGGTCCAGAAGTCGGTCTGCGGTTTCGACAGGGACAGGATGGCCGAAATGAAACGCGACCTGTTCCGCGCCGAGGTCGAGGGGCTGGCCGGCCAGCTGGAAATGCCGACCGAGCAGGTGGAGGACTTCGTGCGGTACTACACCGAGCATACGCCCGGCAGCGACACGATCAGGGCCGAGACATACGACCCCTTCAATGTCCGCGACAGGATGGTGGCCTGGATGAAACGGGAGAGGCCGAGGGCCGCGGTACGGCAGGACAACGGGCGTGGAAGGGTGGAAAGGACAATAAAGGCGTTCAACGAAGTAGAAGACTGGATACATGGAAGATTTAGCAGTACGACAGGAGACGGCGATGCAGATAATCAGTTCGGGCGATGACATCGCCACGGCTGACGACCTCGCAAGGGTAAGGCTCGCCACCGACAAGGACGGCATGCGCATCTATCCGCGCTACAAGGACGGACGGGACGAGCAGCGCCTGTCCTGGCTCAACAAGCAGTTCTTCGGCCTCGCCCTCATCGCGCACCAGGGCGTGGACCCTGCGACGATAAAGGTGGACCTGTTCACCCTCGACAGGGAGATCATGGAGCACAGCGTGCTCCGGGAGCTGACGCTGGTTGAGATGCAGGAGGCGTTCAGACGGGGGATATTCAGGGAGTACGGGGACTACTACGGCCTTACCGCCGTGTCCCTTGCCGGGTTCCTGAAGGGATTCGTCCGGAGCGAGAAGAAGGTGGCCGCGTCGTCCATCATCTACAGGCTCGAAGCGAGGAAGGAGCAGGAGGCGAGGTCCCGTTTCTTCCGCGAGCTCTACCAGGCGGAGAAGGAGGGGAAGGTGGAGGTGCCGGACTTCTCCGCGAAGCGCATCAACGGAAAACGCAGTAAAGAACGATAGCCATGAGCAAGAGACACGACACCGCATGGCCCGCGGTATGGGGCCAGGTACAGGCGGCCATCGAGAAAACGGACGCAACCGATGATGTGAAATACGCGGCGAGGCCCGAACGGGTCGGCTGGAACTGCCACGGAGGAAGGTTCTACCTGTTCTGCACCGAACCGCTCTACAGCTGGATGGAGGTGCCGCCGTCTCCCGACGGGCAGTCGAACCTCGGAACCATCAGGAACATACTCTGGCCGTTCATGCAGAAGTACAGCTGCAGCGACCTCGTATATAGGATCATAAATTTTCAGATAACAATCAAACACTGACCATCATGGCACACGAAAACAACAACCCCAATCCGAACCGCTCCCTGTCGCAGAAGGAGCGCATCCTCGCCTACCTCCAGGAAGGCGGCAACCTCACTCCGCTGGACGCGTTGATGAAGGTGGGCACCATGAAGCTCGCCACCCGTATCTCCGAACTCATCAACGAGGACGGACACACCGAGATAAAGAAGGCACCGGTGTCCGTGCAGACCTCCGACGGAGGGACTGCGCGTGTCATGTGCTATTTCATCGAACCGCCCCAGCTCGAACTTGCGCTATGAAAGCATCTTTGATGGTCGGCGACCTTGTGAAGGTTTTCGACAGGTATCCTGCAAGGGTGGAGCGCATCTTGGATACCGAGGTCTATCTGCTTGACGGCGACGGCGTGCGCTGGCATGTCCCGTACTCCTTCATCAGGCCGATCCCTATCACGACCGATTTACTGGAGAAGAACGGATTCGCAAAGTCTAAGAACAGCAAGCGTTCATCGTACCAGTTCATCGACAGCCAGACCTATGCAGGCTGGTGGAACGGACGGCTGAACCTTCGGTACAACACCGACCCGTGCAACAGGCCGACGAACTACATATTCATCGACTGCAAGTATGTTCATCAGCTCCGGCATGCCTTTCAGCTCGCCGGCGTAGAAAAAGAAATTGTGATTTAGTTATGAAAACAGATAGAAAAGAATTAGTCGAGTGGGTGCGTGGCATCTACCAGAATCTCGACGATGCAGACAAGCGGGATGCCCTGCGGTTCTTCCCCGAACTCGAAGAGAGCGAGGACGAGAGGATAAGGAGATTTATCCAAGACCGCCTTACGGACCGCCTTTGGAATCCCACTTGGAAGTTTAGTAGAGATGATGTTCTCGCCTACCTCGAACGGAAGAAAGAGCAGAAGCCTTTTGACATCATTGATGCTGCCGACATGCTTACAAAAGCAGGTTACAAGATTATCAGTAAAGGTGATGCACAGAATCCTACCGACCTCCCTTCTGGGTTGAATGTCATCACAGAGGACGGGAAGAAAATTTACTCGAAGGAACTCCGCTTTGGCGATTGCAGGATTAAGCTCGGTCCGAAGGCGTGTGAAGACAAGGATGCTATCGTCGCCAATCTCGAAAAGCAGGACTACTCCGGCATGTCCGAATTGGAGAATGCGATCCATCGCGGATTTCTCTGCGCCGGCGTGGAGAATGTTTCTCGTACCATCATCGAGGAAACCGCCCAGGAGTGCATGTCGAAGATGAGGCCCGCAGAGTGGCGCAGATTCCTCTGGCATCCTATGATGCGGTTTGATTATACATCTATCGTAAAGTATGATGGGAGCGAGGACTATGAGATTGTCAAAGCCGGAAACAAACCATCCAAAGAACAGAATGGTGTCTTTATTCCGATTAAGGAAATCTCTACCAAACCTCAATGGAAGCCGAGCGAGAAACAAATGGATGGGTTGAAACATTTTGTCGATTGGCATCGTCAACAATATCTCACCGCATCAACACCGTGGCCTGCTTATGAGGCGTTACAATCTCTCCAGACCGACCTTCTCAAACTGAAATAGCCATGACACTCGCCGAACTGATGCAGAAAGCGGATGCTTGTCAAATGAAATTCAGCACCGCATACATTCCGTTGAAACTCGAAGGACGGGATGTGGAGATTTCCTTCGTCCCGGCAGGGAACAACGAAAAGGGATGGGTGATTAACATTAGAATCGAATCGTTATGAAAGCACCGGACAAAATCTACAAGAATGTTGATGAAAAGACCGGGTTTGTTTGTTGGAGTGAAACCCAATTTGTCAAACCTTATTCTTCTACCGAATACATCCGCAAGGACGCACTCCTGGAGTACCTGAATGGGTTTGACACACAAAGCCGTTACGAGCGGTTTATCATTGATAATGTAATCGAAAAAATCAACGCACTATGAATATAATCGAAATCATTGAAACACTTCGCAACTTTAACGAATGGCGTAGATACGACGGCCCGATTGGAGAAGCCCCGGAGCAACTTTCTCCAAAGAAGATAGGTGAAGCAATTGATGGGGCGGTGGAATTACTTTCCAAAAAGAGTAATACCACAATCGAAACCATCCGAGCCGAGATTGAAAGGCGAAAGAACTACTTGAAACCACAAGGAGGGCAAGGACTTATCCTTTGCGAAGAAATGCGGAAACAACTTGATTCGCTCCTTTCCTTCCTTGACACCCTCCAAGAAAAATCGGAAAAGCCGATTAATCCCGTCTGCGAGGACTTGGAGGAGGAAATAGAAAGGTATATTCCGACAAGTCTTGCAGTAAAGTTTCCGACCACCGACATTGAAACGATAAAGTCCGACATCCGTTATATCGCCCGTCACTTCGCCCAATGGCAGAAGGAGCAGATAATCAAACGAGCAACTACTGCGATAAAAGAACGCTGGTATGACAAGTTCGACACAACACTCCTTGGAGGTCTTATTCAGTTAGGAATGGACAAACAGAAGGAGCAGATGATGAAGGAGGCGGTGAAAGGGATAGCCGTTATCAATGCCAATGCAAAAGAGGATGGATTCGGATATGTCCGTTCCGATTATGTCTCCGATGATGTCCTCCGAGGTTTGAAGAATTTCAAACTCATCATCGTGAAGGAGGGGTGATTATGAGGAAATACAAATATCATATCGTGCTTTCTTTTGTGGATAACGCACAAACCTTTTATGTTGTCAAATATTTCGGCATCCATAAACAATGGTGGCATTATGAAATTTGGAATAAATATGATTTGGCAAGTTATACGCAAAGAGGGTATAATATAGTGGGACTTAAAGCAAAAAAGGAGGACAAGAAATGAAACTCAAAATCAACTGGAAGGTACTCGGAAAGGCCACGGCACTCGTCGCCGGCGGTGGCGGTCTGCTCTACGGGATCATGTGGCTGTGCAACAAACACCCGTGGATTCCCTGTGTGATGCTCGGCATCGGACTGATCGGGGTTGTCTACTGGCTGATGAACAAAGAAGGGGAGTAGAGACATGACAAGACAATTTAGCTTCAAACAATGGCTGAAGGGAAAGTGGAGATATCCAATCCCCGATCAAATCAAGATGGACGAGTTGTTCAAAAAAGCATATCCGCAAGGATAGTGTAATCATAATTGATTAAGACATGAAGATTGATATTACACTTATCGAAGAAGAAAAGCCGTTCCTGGTTGCTGGCTTTTCAGAAATTACGCAGGATTTTGTTTTCGGTTTTCCGTACTTCCACAAGACCAAGAGTGTGGACGGTAAATCGAAGGTCTGTCCGTGCATCCTTCTTCCGTGTGCCGATGATGGGAAAGGACTTCCCGATGATGGCGAATATGACTTTGCCGTGAGGCGTGGCGAGTTCCATCCAGTCAAGGGAGAACTTCTTCCGTTCGACCGCGAGGAAAAGGGATGCTATGTTTTCAAGTACGGGATCGTGTTTCCGCTTGACCAGTTCCGGCCCTAATTGACTAACCCACAAGGCTCGGAAAAGCCTGCCGTGAGGTTGGCAGGACAATGGCCAGTATTCATAATCCTTCATAAGCATAGAGTTATAGCCACCACCGAGCCTTTTTAATACTCAACATGATATGTTTAATTCATTCTATGTCGGAGGAAGCACCTCCAACGCAAAATGCGAGGTTCACCTGAACGCCCCTTCAACGGGATTCATCCAAAAGTCGAACCCCGTGAGCCGGTTCATCCGCTTCAAGAGAGGTTCGGAGATCGAGGAACTTCTTTTCCCCGTCGAAGCGAATGAAAAACCGAGGCTGTACTACACCGAGACCAAATCCATAAAAAGCGACCCCTTCTACCCGTGGAGAGACAAAGAGTGCGAAAAGAGGGTGTACGAAGAAGTGACGGTGTTGCAGGTGTGCGTCTTCGGCGAAGACTACATGCTCGCCGAATATGTGTTCAACAAGGATTTGAAATAGAACCAAACAATCAAGATATGATTAAAAAACCACACCTCTCCAAGAGGAGCATCCGTTGGAAGGCAAAGACCAACAACGGAGACCCCTGCAAATACTATGTCTACGAGATCATCGGGAAACCAAAGGCGGTCGGAGGAAACAGGGCCTTCATCGTCATCTGCCGAATCCTCACGGACCTACCGCAATACTACACAAACAATCCTACCGTTCTCCGGCTCTATAAGGGGAAGGCCCTCATCGAAACAGTCGAATCGCACACCGCCGAATCTTGGCTCCTGATAGGCAATGCGGTCGGAATGCTGATGGGAAATAAAAACAATGATAAGTAACAAAAAAATGAAGAAAGTTACAATAACTTGCGACATCTGTGGCTCCGAAGAAAGAGTAATGTCCCTGCGCCTTCCAATGTTCAGGACATTCGACGCCACCGACGGAAAGACATTCTATGACACCCCCGATATAGTCTTTGAAGACATCGACATCTGCTTGTGTTGCCTCGGCAAAGTGACCAACCTCCACGACATGCGGGTGCGGGGGTTCGGGAAAATCCTCCTTGAACAAAACCCAGAACTAAAGAAGTGATATATGAAAGAGAGATACGACCTCTGCTGTGCTGGAGGTATCTTCCACTACGTCAGGTTCACCAAGAAGCATTGGTGGTCGAGGTGGGAACTGGAAATGGACGGGCGTCACCCAAAAATCTACTTCGAGCCCTACACCACCTTGAGCGTCATGGATATGTCATTCGACGAAATTAAAAAAGAGTTTATTAGTGCCATGAAAGAAGAACTGACCTGGGAGGATATCAAGACGATAGTCAAGATAGCCGACGAACTCAACCCCACACACGACACCGAACACCTCCTGTCCGAGTTCCAGACGGAGGAATCCTATTATCAAGAGGTACTTAAACGATTTAAGGAGGTACAAAATGGATAACACCGACAGTCGCAAAGTCATCGAGGATTCGTACAACCTGGCGCGGTTGTACGGAATGTGCAAGACAAAGGGCGAGTTCGCCCAGCTCATCGGGGTCCACAGGGGCACCTTCTCCGCGATCGAGAGCGGAAAGAGCTCCGGAAAGGTCGCCGCGAAGAAGGCGCAGGAGTGGCTGGACCAATACGAATCGGAAAGGAGGGCGCTGATGAACACGGCCTTCCCGGTCTTGAACGAACTCACATTCGCAGAGAAGGCCGGATACGAAGCCATCGTTAAGGAGATGATGGGCAAGAAGGAGTTCGACTGGGATGCGTTCAGGGCCGAGGCGGCAAAGTGCATCATCGGTCCGCTGGCGGTACACCTGCGGCGCGATTGCAGTAATCAAAATATCGCGCACGAAGCGGTCCTCCTTGCCGACGAACTTATAAAGGAGCTGCGCGATGGAAAATGAGATACTGAAACAGGCATCGTGCGAGACCAATGTGCTCTACATGATGTCGCTCTCCATGGACCTGATCCTCCGAAACAACGAATGGCTGATGTCACGGCTGCGCCAGTCGTTCCGCAAGGACAAGAAACAGCTCTTTGCGCGGTACGCCAGGACCGTCCGCGACGCGTGCTACCTGCAGGACCTTCTCACGCAGGACATCTTCGACGCGGACGAGAAGAACGACTACAGGAACATACAGACATGGCAGGACGAGGCCAACGAGCTTTCCCGTCTCGTCCTCCTGTTCGCCGACCGCTCCGCGGACCAGAATGTGGTGGATAACATCTTCCGGTTCATCAGGGAGCAGAAGGGCGAGGGAATAGTCACCGAGGAAATGCTACAATCGTTTTACCTAAAGAAATGAAAGCCATGATAACGCTTCTCGTAATTTTTGTGGACATCGCCGCCATCGTCAGCGTCCTGTGGGCCGTGTGCCGGCAGGAAAGGCTCGACGAGCTGGAGGAAGAACTGGAGGCCCAGTCCCTCGCGCTGGACGAGAGGGCCAACCGAATCGCCGCGGACGAGGCCGCGGTGCGCGAACTCAACCTCCAGCTCCGCGGCGAGCTGAAAAGGCTGGGGATAATCAAGGACGAATCTCCGTCGGGAGACGGAGGATAGAACCCGCAGCGATGCGGTGGAGCCGACCTTCTTGTTTTTTCATGTGCATTATTCTTTTCTTTTCCCACGCATGCCACGGGTCTGCGGCTCATCCGTGGCTTTTCTAAAAAAACAACGACAACGATATGATATCAGTGATAATGCCCGTATATAATGTGCGGAAATACATAGGTCCGTGCATCCGCTCGCTGAAGGAGCAGACCTTCCGCGACTGGGAGTGCGTCGTGGTGGACGACGGCTCGACCGACGGATGCGCGGAGTTCCTGGACGAGAGGGTGGGGGGCGACGGGCGCTTCACCCTGATCCATCAGGAGAACAGGGGACTGGCCGAGGCCCGGAATGTCGGCATCGCACACGCGAAGGGGGATTCGCTTTTCTTCCTCGATTCCGACGACTGGCTGGAGAGGGACGCGCTTTCCTTCCTCAACGGCCAGTCCGAGGCGAACCCGTCCGTCGGCAGGATAGTCGGCCTCGATGTGGTGCACAGCGAGAGGACGGGGAGCTGCCACCTCTGGTCGATAACGCCCTCCGGCATCCATCGTCCTGACGGCCCGTATCTTTTCTCCGGCCCAGACTGCGATGTGGGACACGCCACGGCGTGCCTGTATGTGAGAAGGAACATACCGTGCGAGCTGTCCTTCCCGAAGGTCGTCATCTTCGAGGACATGATCTTCAACATGGGACTTATCTTCGCCGGCACCACGACGCTCGTCACGACCAGGGCGATATATCATTACATCAACCATGCAGGCTCGCTGATACACAGGAGCGTCAGCAAGAGGGAGGCCGACGACATGCGAAGGGCGCTGTTCGGACTTGCGGACAGGTTCAATCCCAGTCCGGAGGTGTTCGCGCGGTGCCGAAGGTTTCTTAACGACGGACTTAAAGGAAAAGGTAGGTAGTATGATTTTCGTGCAAGAACCAATATGGGAGCCGTGCAGCAAGGAGGAATTCGACCGCGCCATGAAGGATTTCCCGGCCTTCCATACGCCGTATAGGAGGGTTCCGATATATAGGGGCGGTGGAGGAATACTGGACCAAATCCAATTGTACGGGAAAGAGCCTGACGGATACAGATACGAGAAATGCGTCGGTCGGAAGGATGTGGCGATTCTTTCCTCCGACGAGATCGAAGATGAAAAACTGATGAAAATACTCGGCCAATGATAAATGGACAAATACTCGTAGCGATACCCTATCTGGCGAAGGCCGCCCAGGGGTGTGAGCTGGAGCTGGCCGTGGCCGGCTGGCTGAAATTCTTCAACGAACCCCTGCACCTCGTCATAGTGGGCGACAGGGACGACAATGTGGACCGGGCCATCAGGTCCGTCCATGAATTCTCACGGGAGGGCAGGACCGAGGTGGAGCACATCGCGTGTCCGCAGATACCGCCCGTCGAGGGGCAGTACCTTCCGCACCTGGACCATGTCCACAAGTTCCGCAGGGTGCATGAGGAATATCCGGAGACGGAGGGATTCGTGTACGCCTGCGACGACATGTACGCCATGAGGCCGTTCTGCCTGGACCATGTGAAGCTGTCGAAGGTGCCGTCGGACTTCGTGATCCCGGAGTTCGACTGGGAGAGGGAGAGAGGCTGGTGGCGCGACCTCGGCAAGACGCGCGACCTGTGCCGCGCGGAGGGACTGCCGGAGAGGAACTATGTTTGCCACCTGCCCGTGTACTACAGGTGGGACAGGCTTCTCGACATATACGACCGCTACGGCTGCGACCGCGAGAGCTACATCGTCGAGAACATCTACTTCAACAGGCACTACGACAGGAGCGAGCCGTGGTGGTACGACACCCTTTTCCACGACGAGGTGCGGACCGCCGTCCCCGGCCTCCGTCCCGTCGGCTCCGTCACATGGGTCACGAACGCCAACAGCGGATGGAGCAGGAGGCTGGAGGACATACTGCGCAGGCACTACGGGATTTGGGAAAGATAGACCGCGCCACGGCATCCGATGGCATATATTCGCAAGTGATGTATGGAAATTAGTATCAGCACAAGCGACATCAAGGCGGTCATAGCCGAGGAAGTGTCGATCGCCGCGGACCAGGCTTATTCCCAGGACGGGATATCCCTGTACGACAGCGTCGTCCTCTCGTCGAGGGACGACGCGCTGGTGGGCCGTCTCATCAAGGACGCAATCGCCCAGCTCGCGCAGAGGGAATCGGACATCTGCACCTACACGGCATCGGCCATCACCTTCAACATCCCCGACGCGGCGGCGACATCATCGGTCGTCACTGCGGAGCTGAACCGGTACATCGCGCTCCACGCCTGCGCAGACCTGTTCCAGAGCAGGAGGGCCGAACTCGTACCCGACTACACGCGCAGGGCGCAGGAGGCCATGGACAGCCTCGATTCGCTTGTCAGGACGAGAACGGCACCCACGAGATCATGATAACGATAACGATAACCATACAGCGGTCGAGCGTCCTCTCCGACATGAAGGTCAAGAACAGCCACGAGGCCGCCCTGATTCCCGACGCCAAGGAGAGATACCTGGTGGAGGCGGGCACGGAGAAGCTGCCCGAACTGCACCAGAGCATCACCGACGCGTTCGCCGACGCGGAGGCCGCCGTCCGTCCGTTCATCCAGGCCGTGTCCCCGTCCGCGACCGTATCCGGCAACGACAGCTATTCCTCCACGGGAAACCTGTCCGTAGTGCTGGAGCTGCCGTCGCGCAAGGCGAACGGCCTGACCGTTCCGCTGACCGCCGCGCTCCACGGGTACATCGTGGACGACGCGCTCGCGAAGTTCTACAAGTCCGTGGCGCACACGGCGCTCGCGCAGGCGAGGGAGGCCGAGGCGGCAAGGGACCTCGCCACCATCGAGGGACTGATTTACAGGAGGACCAACCCCGTTTACAGCCAGCTATGAAGACCAGGACAGTCACCATATCGAAAACCGACATCTTCTTCGATGTGAACGCCGCGACGCACATCTTCGCGAAGGTGAACGACGGGAAGGACCCCCGCCGTTTCGACGCGCTGGAATCCGACACGGGGGACACCTTCAACAACAGCGTAGTCACCCGTCTCGCGGACCGCAGGGCCGCGGAGCTCCGGGAACGGCTGGCCCGTTTCCTGAAAGCTCCGTCGAGCGCGGTCTCGTCCGCTACGGCAGGCATGTCGAGCGCCACGGGATACGAGTTCGTGTTCCAGGTGGAGGACGGGTTCCAGGACGAGCTGATGGAACCGCTCGCGCACGCCATGGAGGAATACATGGCGAACGGGGCGATAGCGGCATGGTACGCGGAGGCCGGCGACGCGATGGCCGCCAGCTACCAGCAGACGCTGGAACCCACGCTGGCCCGTGTCCTGTCCTATCTTGTCGAACGCAAATTCCCGACCAGATCATGAGCGTAACCGTAACCATAGACATCGGCTCGGTCGTCAGCGACATCAAGGTGAAGTCGTTCATGAACACCGAGAGGATAGCGGACCCCGCGCAGAGGTACGCCGTCCGCGCGTCGGAGGAAAACGAGGCAGAGACGCGCCAGGGCCTCCAGCACGCATGGAACGCGCTCCGCGCCCTGTGCCGCAAGTTCCTGTCTCGCACCGCGGACACGGCAGGGGACAGCGACCTGTGGAACAGCTTCACGGGAGACAGGACCCTGGTGTTCGACATCACCGCACGGCGCACCTCGCACTTCGCGGAGCCGTTCGCGGAGGCGGCGCATGAGTTCCTTGTGGCCGGCACCCTGCGGAGGTTCTACACCAGCGTTGCCATGGGCGACCTCGCCACGGCCTACTCCGCGGAGGAAAGGGCGGCGGCAGAACGGATCACGGCAATCATCTACAGGAAGGACGAACCGATTTACACATCGTAGGCCATGTCAAAGAGCAGGACCATAACCATCAAGAAGAAGGACATCTTCTTCGACATAGATTCCCTCTCCCTCTCCTTCTCGGAGGTGTCGGGAGGGGAAGGAGCCGTCCGCGCCGACGCCATCGCCACGGAGACCGACACGACCGCTGGGACGAGGAAGTACACGCGCCTCGCGGACCGCAGGGCCGCTGATGTGCGGACCGCCCTTCGGAGGTTCATCGCCACCGCGACGGCATCGGCCGCCAACGACCAGCTGTCCACCTCCGACTACGCCTACGCCCTCACGCTCGATTCGGAGTTCGAGGACGCGATGCTCGAACCGCTCACCGCGGAGATTCACGACTACATCATGAAGGGTGCGCTGGCCGACTGGTTCGACGGGATCGGACTGAAGGCCCAGCACGACGCGCTCGACGCGGAGGCTGATACGGCCATGACGCGCATCAAGGAAATCATATACTACCGCCCAGTACCATCATTCAGAAGTTAAGCCATGGTCATAACCCTGTATCCCAATCCCATCATCGACGAGGTGCGCAGGAAGGCGTACTTCGAGGTGCAGCCGGTCCAGGAGCCGGAGGCACGGCACGACGCTCGCGCAGGAGAGGAAAAGATGCCGGAGCTGGAACAGGCCCTGCTCGTGGCCGATTCCGAGCTCCAGGCCCTCGTCATGCGCTGGCTCGTCCACGACGGGACCGAGGAAACGGAGGACACGGGCGGCCTTCCCCAGACCTTCCGCTACGAGTTCGTGTTCACGGAGCGCAGGATGAAGGGCAAGCTACCGGCCCTGACCGGCCAGATGCATGACTACCTTGTGAACCTTACGCTGTCGAAGCACTTCAACAATGTGACGCAGGTCCAGCTCGCGGACAGGCATGCCGTCCTTGCCGAGGGATGCGCCAAGCGCATCAACGAACTGCTGTACACCAAAAACCCGCCGATCGTATGAGCTATGTCCTCCAGACCATAAACGACCCGTCCGTGGAGACGAAGGTCCGTAATGTGGATATCTACAAGAATCTCGTCTATAAGGATGTCGAGCTTAACACATTCAAGCATGTGGACGCGTCGGGATCGCAGGATGTGACGGTGCGCAACGCCGTGTCCGCGGACCCTGCGGAGAGCATAGATTCCGCGGTGGTCGCCCGTCTCGTCGCCTTTCGCGAGGCAAAACTGCGCAAGATTCTGCAGAAACACCTGGCCGACGAGCCGCAGGCATACGCCGACGACGGCCTGTCCGTGGCCGACGACCGTTTCCGTTTCTGGTTCAACTTCCCCTCGACCTTCAAGGACGCACTTCTCCAGCCGCTCGCGGAGTACATGCACCGCTTCCTCGTATTCGGTGCCCTGTTCGACTGGTACACCCAGCTCGGCATGGTCCAGCAGGCATCGGTGTACGGCTCCCAGCTGGACGGACTGGAGGACGACATCAAGAGCATGTTCGGAGGCGCGTCGGTCGTGACGAGGCCGATGCAGCCGTTCGGACCTGCGTACAAGTTCAAGTAGCCATGGCGAGACCGAAGGGAGACGGAAAGGGCCGGCAGGGTGGAGGCCGGCAGAAGGGAACGCCAAACAAGCGCACCAAGGAGGTGCGCGACCTCATCACGAACTTCGTAGAGAGCAAGTGGCAGGAGTTCCTCGACAACTACGACAGCATAGAGGACCCGGAGAAGAAATGCTCCATCATGCTCCAGCTCCTTCCGTACATATCCCCGAAGATGGCATCCGTCGAGTACAAGGGCGAGGCCCCCGTCAAGACCTTCAAGGACGAACTGGACGAGCTGTCGGAGGAAAAGACGCGCAAGTAATGACCGAACACCCTTGGCAGACAATCATCGGACAGGCACCCAGCAAGAGCAACACCTACCGGATAATCAATGTGTCCGGTCACGCGAAGCTGGGGAAGACCGCTTCGACCGAGGCATACGAGAAATCCTTCTACATGCAGGTCGGCCCTTATCGCAACATGATGATAAGCGGATTTTTCGAGCTGTATGTGAGGGTTTACTTCACCACGATGAGCCACGACCTCGACAACTCCCTCAAGGCGATACTCGACTGCCTCCAGCAGTCCAGGACCATCAAGAACGACAACAAGTGCGTCAAGATCGTGGCCGAGAAGTTCATCGACAGGAACAATCCCAGGGTGGAGTTCAGAATCGTCGAGGTGTAAGCGTTCCCGACTGACATGGCCCGAAATCAACGGCCATTTTTCTTGTTCCCTTCCAAACTATAACAGTTTCCAATAGTTTGTTGGGAAAGATAGACCAATCTCCGATAAGGGATTGGTTTTCTTTGTTTGTAATAAAAGCAATAGCTATATGGGTCCTAATCAAATCGCAGGTATCGTCCAGGGTGGCATCGGCCTGACCGCTGCCATCGGCGGTGCGCTCTATGGTGGAATCAAGTCCGGCAGGCTCAACCGGGAGGCTGAATACATGCTGCACCAGCAACGGGCCGACAACAAGCAGTGGTACAATATCAAGATGGCGCAGGACTACACGCGCCGTACCGATGTGCAGGCGGCCATCAACCGCCAGCGCGAACTCCTGAACGAGCAGTACAAGCGTGCCCGTGCCACCAATGCCGTGGCAGGAGGCACCGACCAGTCGCTCGCCCTCCAGCAGCAGGCCGCCAACCAGTCCATGTCCCAGACCATGACGGACATCGCGTCGCAGGCATCCGAATACAAGGACAATGTGGAACAGCAGTACCGCCAGCAGGACGCGGCTCTCAACCAGCAGCAGATTCAGGGCCTCCAGCAGAGGGCCGCATCGACCGCACAGGCCGCGAGCCAGGTCGTGAACTCCGGCATCAAGATGGTCGGGGATTCCTTCGAGACATTTACTTCCTCACCCGTTAAATCCAACGCATAATGCCGGAGAAAATCGAACAGGCGTGGAAAAACTACCAGTCCGCGCTCCAGCAGTACGGCGACGATCAGGCGACCGCCGTCCGTGAAGCCTACGATGCATGGCAGAAGGCCCAGCAGGACGCGGAGAGCGCCCGTTCCGAGGGCATGGCGAATGTCCGTCAGGGTGTCGTCGGCTATCTCAACGAAGGCTACGACGCACAGAACGCGCTCATCAAGGAGGCCGAGGAACGGCAGAGGAAGGCCGAGCAGGAGGACGAGGAACTGCGGCGCATGGAACACAAGCGCGTGTCCTGGACCGGTGCCGCGGAGCTCGCGGCCAACCTCGTCAATATGCTCTCCGTCGGTGAGCTCCACGCCAGCAACCAGCAGTATCACTCCTATTCCGAGGACTGGCAGAAGAAGGCCGACCGCGACCAGCGCGAGCGTCGTATGCGCATCGACAACATGCGCGAGCGTCAGCGTGCGCTCCAGCAGCAGATGATCCAGATGAAGATGCAGGGCGGTTCCCAGCTCGCCCAGTTCGACGCTGGCGAGGTCAATGCAAGGTACAACAACGCAGGACGGATTGCCGACGCAGGCCTCCAGTCCGCGAAGGAACTCGCAGGAATCAGGGCCCAGACTGGTAAGGAGACGGCACAGGCCGGCGTACAGGGTGCGACGGCGGCAGTCAATGTCCGCATGCAGGAACGGCAGATTGCCGAATCCGCTGCGGCACGGCGCGAGAACGCGGCAATTACCGCGGCACGCTACGGACTGCGCAAGAACGACAAGGGCGAGTACGAGATCGACCCCAACAGCGCAATTTCCCAGGCGGCATCGAGGGCCAGTTCCGGTGGCGGTGGCAGCAGCAGCATCAACAGGCTCTACTACACCAACGAGCAGGGCGAACTCGTCCCCGTCTATATGAAAACCAAGGAATACGACGAGTTCGTCAAGCAGTCCTACGCGAAACTGAAGGACGACGAGGACTTCCAGAAGGCGTACCGCCGTCTCTCGTCCGAGACGGAGAAGCAGAGCCTCATCTTCCAGTTCGCCATACAGGACCCCGAACGCCGTGCGGTGTTGAGCCAGTACAGCGACAACCCCGAAGCATACACGCCGTCGCCCGTCTCTCCCCGGCAGGCACCCGAAAATGTTCCAGGATACGCCCTCCCGAAGAATGACCAGACCGGACTGGGCGGCTATGAATAGTAAACAACCTCTCTCTCCTACGATATGAACGACGGAACCAAGAGATACTATGTCCAGCTCCCCGGCTACGAGCGGGGCGAGATTTGGGACGAGGATAAGTACAACCGCAACAAGGAGCAGCTGTTCAACGACCACAAGGACGCGATAGTGATGGAGACCTCCCCGATGACGACAGACGACGCTATCGGGGACGGCGACATGTTCACCGTCCATCTGCCAGGATTTCCGCAGGCAGAGGCGTGGGATGCGGCCAAGCTGGGCCGTAACAGGGAAAGGCTGTTGAAGGAGCACCCCGACGCGGAGATCGTGCGTGCCAAGCCGGTCGATTTCTGGGGAGAGAAACTGAACGCCATCAACGCGGAGATCAGCCAGCTCAGGCCGATGCAGGAATCCGCGCTCGCCAATGCGAACGACAGCGCGACGAACATGCGGACGGCCTTCGACGACCTGGACCCTGCCTCCGTCGTGGATGCTGCCAAGCGCTCGCAGGAGGCCACCTCCGAACTCTTTGATGTGCAGGGCCGTCTCGACACGCTCTATCGAGAGAGGGAGAACAATCCTGCCTATCAGTCCGAGAAACAGGCGAAACTGCGGGCCTTCGACGAGGCTACCGCCCGTATCGACGGCATGTTCGGCCAGCTCAACGAGGCCAACCCCGCGTCTGCCAAGATTCAGAAGGACCCCACCAACCTTTTCGACCGCACCCACGGCGATTCCAGGCTGGCAGAGGACATGCGTTCCAACCCCGACTATTATCGGGACTACGAGGCCCTTGCCGCCGCCAAGATGTTCTATGACGACGCGAGAAAGACCGAGAAGGCTCCGTCCAAGTACGACGAGACGACCGGCCTGGGCAATTTCTTCCGCGGTCTGATTGGCGAGGCACCCGAAACCCTCTCGCCTGTCGCCCTGGGTAAGTCCATAGCGAAAAACACACCGCTCATCAAGGCGATCAAGGACATACAGGATGCGGAAGGGAAGAATGTGAACATCGCAGAGCTTGTGACCCAGCACCCTGAACGCATGACCTACCTCTCCGACGCGCAGAAGGAGATGGTGAAGGCTTTCGTCGTCAAGTCCTATACCGACTGGGCACGCTCGGAGGACCTTTCCCTCGGCTACCAGTCCGGCAGTACCGCCATGCAGTCCCTCGGATTCATGGCCGACTTCTTCCTCATGGGCGGCATGGGCGATGCGGCGGCGAAGTTCGCCACCAAGGGAATCACCAACGGCATTGCACGGGCATCCGTCGAAATGGGCCTGACCGGTGCCAGGCGCGAAATGGCGCAGGCCGTTCCGAAATTCATCGAGGGTACTATCCAGGCCGGTGTCAAGACTGCGGTCATGACACCCTTCATGCCGTCCTCCTACTCCAACCTCATGGATAACCTTGTGAGGGTAGGGGATTCCGGACAGGTGGACCTGTCGGGAAAGGCCATAACCAAGGCCGTGGGCGATGTGTTCATCGAAAACCTCTCCGAAAGCGCGGGTGCGC